AGACAGAATCAGCTGGCAATCCTAACGCGGTTAGCCCTCGGGGTGCGCGCGGCTTAATGCAGTTCATGCCTGCAACGGCTAAACAATATGGTGTTGATGTTAATGATCCTGAAAGTTCTATCCGTGGCGCGGCACAAATGCTTGGCGAGCTTAACGCAAAATATCAGGGTGATATACCAAAGGTAGCGGCTGCTTATAACTGGGGGCAGGGCAACGTTGATCGTAAGGGGATGGAGCGCGCACCAACAGAGACGCGCAATTACATACAAAAAATAACACGTGCGCTGAATCCAATTAGTGAAGCTCAGGCAAGCGAAGAGCCGTACAAACCAACTTTCAAGGAATGGAAGGCAATGAAGCTATCCGGTCAAACTGTACCTTCCCCAGAGCAGGCGCAGCCTACCTCTGTTGATACTCCAACTTTTCAAGAATGGAAGGCTAAAAAATTAGCATCACAGCCAGGGATAATGGAGCGAGCTGGACAAAACTTACCGCAGGATTTAACAAATATCGGTGAGGGTGTTATTGGCATGGTTAAGCATCCGATTGACACGCTTGAAATGATTGGCGGCTTACCAATGGGAGCGGCGGCAAACCTTTTGCCAGAGTCATGGACACAAAACATTGACCCGCAAGATAAAGAAAATGCGGCTAATCTGGGTAGAGCAATAGTCGGTGCTATTAAGCATCCGCTAGAAACATTTGCCAATAAACCTGCGTCTACTGTTTTAAATACAGTAGGCCTGTTAAGCGGCGCAGGCTCTCTTGTAAAAGGTGCAGTAGGTAAAGCCACCAAGGCGGCCGAGGCGGCCGACATTGCCAATGCGAATAGATTAAATAAAATAGGCGCTAAAGATATTGCAATCGTAAAAGAGGCGCAAAAACAAGGGTATGTCATCCCAAAATCAGAGGTTGCGTCTGGTTTTATAAACAATAGGCTAGAAGGATTTGCTGGGAAAGCTGCGCTAAACCAAGAATCGATTCTTAGGAATCAAAAAGCGGTAACGGCACAGGCAAGGAAAGTACTGGGAGTGCCAGATGATACGCGCATAACTGGACAGGTAATAAATGACGCTATAAAAAACAACTATAAGCCGTATGAGGATGTTGCGGCACTTCCTACTCAGGCAAGTGTTGCCCGTGGGTATTCTGTAAATACATTGCCGCAAACGAACTCATCGGCTTTACTAAAAGAACTAAAACAGGCCAGGCATGATTCACAGGCCTATTACAGAACAGCTGAGGTTCAGGGCGGAAATCCTGATATAGTTGCAAAGGCAGACGCTTTAAGCGCAAGAGCTAAAGAAATTGAAGGAATATTTGAGCAAAGAGCGGTAGCAGCCGGCAAACCTGAACTGGTTCCAGAGCTAAGAAAGGCACGCGAAAACATAGCAAAAATTTATGACGTAGATGACGCTAGGAACGTAGCATCGGGCGAGATTGACCCAGTTATAATTGGTAGGAAATTAGACAAGTCCCCAGACCGTATGTCAGGTGAGCTAGAACAAATAGGCGAGTTCCAACAAAAATTCCCAAAATACGCAAAAACAGGTGAATCCGCACAAACTCCCGGTGTCAGTAAAATTGAAGCCGCATCCTCTGTTGGTGGCTATGCAATTCTTGGCCCTTTTGGTGCGCTGCTTCCATTTTTAAGCACGCCAGTTAGAAACCTTTTGTTATCAAAATGGTATCAAAAAGGACTTGCTAAGGCAATGATTAAGCATCCATCCAGGGTTAAAAAATTTATGAGTACAGCGACGAATAAAAACATAAGCGAAAAAGCTCTACTTGGTCTCATAGCTAGCGACAAATCAGACAACAAATTAGAAGGCCTTATAAAATGAGTGTTAAATTATCACCAATCCCACGCAAGCAATTCACTGACGTTAATGGCGATCCATTAAACGGAGGCAAGTTGTTTTACTATTTGTCAGGAACAAGCACGAAAGCTACCACATACTCTAACTCTGCTGGCACTGTACCTAATAGCAATCCAATAATACTTGATGGCTCAGGTCGCTCTCCAGTAGCAATCTACTTTACAGACGGTGTAGCTTATGAAGAGGTTTTAGCTCCTTCAACAGACACTGACCCTCCGGTTAGTTTTATATATTCAGAATCAGATTTAGTTGGCGCAGGCGCATCAATAGCAAGCGCTGACGAATGGCAGGCATCGGGGTACGTACCAACATATATAAGCGAAAATTCTTTTAGCGTACCAGGCGATGTAACATTAGTTTTGAATGCTGGACGCAGGCTAAAAACAACTGATTCAGGCGGGGTTAATTACAGCAAAATCGTTACATCATCATTTGCGGCTGGTATAACTACTGTCACCGTTTTAGTTGATGGTGGGCTTAGCCTTGATTCTGGACTGAGTTCTGTTTCATACGGCTTGTTATCAGCCACTAATCCATCAATACCAGAAATTCTAATACAACAAATTAGGAATCCTATTGTTAATGGTGGTATGCGTATCGCGCAAAATGGAGGGTCTTTTGCGGCAGCGGTAAACCTTGCCTATGACCTGGATGGATGGACAAACGAAAACACAAGTGCGGCTGTTTTTACAATAGCCAGGCTTCAATCTGGGTTGGGTGCCGGCAATCCATCCATCTATCAACGAACAGTAACTGTCACAACAGCAGATGCAGCTATAGCAGCCGGTGATTATGTTGCTCAACGAAATGCTATTGAAGGTTATGATACTACAGCCTTGATAGCTAGAACATTTACAATTGGGTTTTGGGTGCGTTCAAGCGTAGTTGGTATACATTGTGTATCGATTTATGATGGAACTAAAAGCTATGTTTCTGAATACACAATAAATGTTGCGGATACAGCGGAATTTAAAACCGTTACGATATTTGGGGGGCTACAAACAGCCGCATCATTTACAAATGCAGCTGGCATATACGTATTTTTTGCCAATGCCAATGGCGCTACCTATCAAACAACCAAAGGCGCTTGGAACGTAGGATTTTTTACGGGCACATCCAGCCAGGTTAATGATATGGGTACAATAGGCAACGTGTTTAGCCTTAGTGATGTGTTTATATGCCTTGGCACTGCTGCGCTTCCTAACCGTTTAAATTATCCAGATGAGTTGGCTAGGTGTCAGCGTTATTATTGGAAGGGATTGCCACTCAATAGAATGACATCAACAGCAGTAGGAGTATCATCTTCTGACACAGTAACGTGTCATTTCCCGGTTACAATGAGGGCAGTACCAACGCTGGCGAAGGACTTTACAGGCGCTACTCTTGTAAATGTTGCGGATAGCAATGTTTCCGATCCTACTGTACATGGATGCAGATTGTTTACAACATCAACAGCAGCAGGCACTGTATCTCAAATATTTGCAGCGGCTAATTATATAGAAGCGTTAGCGAGATTATAAAAATGGCGTATAAATTAACTAGGCAAGAAAATTCCGTTATTAAAGACAATAAATATTTAATACCTTTTAATTCTGATAATAATGACTACAGAGAATATCTTGCTTTTTTAGCGTCCGGCGGAATCCCAGCCCCAAGAGACGCAGACCCTCTACCAACTCAAGATGAATTAAACTCACAGGCGGCTAGAGCAGATGCAAAACTACAAAATCTTGCATCTAAAACACCTGCCCAGATTAAAACATTTGTTAATAGCACATTAACGCTTGCAACGCAAGCAGATAAAGATTTTATTGCCTCAATTGCGGTAGCTATTGGGATATTGTACAATCAACTATGAACACACTATTTGCATTAATATTTGTTACATTCAGCAGCGCCCCTAATTCAGGCATATTTAGCCATGAATCGTGGAAACATCCTGTTAATTTCAGCTCTTTAGATGAGTGCGAGGGCGCTCTGATTGCCTACAGGGTGCAATCAAATGACAAATTTGAAGCGGTTTGTTTACCAATTACACAGGATAACACAAAATGAAACGTGAAATTGAAGAATTAAAGCGCAAACTTGAAGAGTGGCGGGAGTATTTTAGATGAGATTTTTACTATTATTTTTGCTATCTTTCCCCGCGCTGGCAGACAAGATAGAACTTTATGATGTTGGCGCTTATGATGTGACTTCAACTTCAGCGGTAATAGGCTGGACGTGTAATGCACCATGCCGTGGGTTTTATAAAGGTGACATCACCAATGCTCCAGGTGAGACTAGCCTTGACTACACCACTCATAGGCAGCATGTTGAGGGACTGTTGCCGGATACTGAATACCGTTATAAAATAGAGGCTAGCCTGGAATCTGGCGATACTATCATTACTTACGAATTGAGGTTTAAAACGCTTCCATGAGTAACCTTGACAATTTACGCAAAATACACGATACGGCAATTGTTGAGCCGGTTGATAGAGAACTGTTTTGGGTTGAATATCCAGGTCTAATATTGTTAATCGGAATCAAATATTTGATGGCGTTTTACGCGCATGACAAATGGCATTGCTATATTGGCAAAAACTCAAAGCAACTAACTGAGTATAAAGAAAAGATTAAGGAAAACATATCTATTGATGTGTGGCACCCCGACAGACAGGCGATGCAGCACGAGCTATTACGATTAATTGAAGATGATGAAAAATGAAATTTACTGAAATAGAGTTTTTAAAAATGCATTTAGCCGCTAATTGGGCGCACCTTTTAAAACAAATGGAGTACATGCCCAATGTCAAACCAAACTGATAGATACGTTACGGATATAAGTCGGTTTATAGAGCTTGAGAGCGACCCGCTTGAACGGTCTAAATTAATGATGCACCTTAGTATAATACAGGAAAATAGGGCGAACATAGAGGCGTTTAAGGAGCTAAAATCTACGCATAACCGGCGCATAACTGACACAGAGGATATTCTGTTAAAACACTCAAAAACATTAACACAATTTCAAACAGTTATTTTAGTGTTTGTGTTTATTGCTGGGGGCGCAGGCACGATACTATATGACTCGGCTAATACCCTATATAACCAGGTAGACAGATTACGATTACAGCAAGAGGTTATATCCACCAAGGTGGATTTGTTATTAGAAAATCAAACAAAGAGGATTAAGAAATGAAATTTGGTGAAATAGATTTTACCCAGGCAAGCACGATACGCGGCGCAGTATGGGTTACTGGCGGCATAGTGGCTACAGTCTTCTTGGCGCTTGGCCATGATTCAACACAGGTAATGGCAATCACGGCAGCTGTCGCCGGCGGCATGGGTGTTGCAATAAAAGATTAAAGTGCAAAAGGGTATTTTAGATTTTATATTATGGGTATCCAATTCAATCTCTGATACTTGTATATGGTCGCTATTGATAGGTTTGATAAGCGGTTCATTTTTTGGGATTTTATGCTATAAAATAACGTCATATATTGAAATTGAAGAGCTTGAAGAGGAAATAAAAAGAGGCGAAATAGTTAACAAGAAAACACTTGATTCTGTGTTAAAAGCAAGTGCTGAACTTGATACGATACGATCAAATAAAAGTATAGAATATAAAAAACAATATGAGGACTGCGTTAATGATAAGCAAGTCTTTAGAAAAAAAATAACAGAATTGCAAAATGCTCTTGATGAATGCAAAGCTTATGACAGGCGCAAATAACGGCTAATATTCAAGCGAAACACTGCTTAAACAATTTCGAACCAGGTAAATTTCCTCTTCCTGTGTATCAATCAATTCCTCTCTCAATAGCAAATCAGTTGTTGAATTAATGGCATCTTCGAGCGCGATAGCGCGTTTTAAATGCTCGTGTGCTTTCTTTAAATGTTCAAGTGTAGTCATTTTTTTTGCCTCTTATAGAGAATTAAGAAATACAACCCCAGCATGATAAACATCATCATATCGAGGATTAGTTACAGGTTTTATCAGCTTAGGCGCTTCTGCTTTTCGTTGTTTGTGTAATTTCCTAAAGTCGTCCATTTTTTGCTTAAAATCTTTTTTCTTGTCTATGGTATTCATTTTTTATCTCCAAAAGGTTATAAAATGCCGGTCTTTCCCGGCCGTCAATTGCCCGAATTCCGCATAATTATATGAGACTATCATCTCATAGGAGGCATGCAATCATAGGAACATGATATTTTTTGAATCCGGCAACATCCCGTCGTTACATCCGCCAAGACGGGTGGGCGGGAAATTATTCTATCGTACCTGTTAGTATTTGTTGCACAACCTCTTTAGCAATTTCTGGACTTTGCCGGGCCCATCCGGTTATCAAAATATAATCAGAGGCTAATTGAAAATCACGAGAACAGAGTTTTGCAGTCATTTGATCAAACTGTAAAAACTGCTCAACACTACCAAGGTCGTAAACCATTCTCAATAATGCGAATTTACGCACGTTGTTGAGTTTTTTTATAAACGGCAGCTCACATCCAAGGTCAACAGAATATTTTATCAAACTGTCTGTTAAAATCTCCTCTGCTCTGTCAACCCCAATGTGGGAGCGTCTTATACGATCAACTTCTTTTTTATTCATCTCAGCTGGATTTTCTACTAGGTTGTATCCATATCCAACAATCAAAATGCCGTTGTTTTTCATTTTCGGAATGCAGGCTAGCCCCTGATCGAGCTTTATTTTCTCTATTAGCGTTTTCATCTCATTTACCGTAAAAAATGTAATACCCAGTGCATGGGACCCAAGTGTCATAATTGTTAATACATTTTATTTCAATAAATAACGGGTGAAAACTATGTACCATGGTTGGGAAAACATAATCTTTTGATTCTCCAGGCTTTACAAAGCCATAGTAATAAATTTGTCCATTTTCAGCGTTTCTAATAGATATTCTGACGTAAAGACTTTTAAATTCATCATCTACTGGAAACAGGTCAACATGGAATGATAACCACCCGTCTATTTCCGTGTTTTCAGGAACGTTAAATATTTTATAATTTTCGCTATTTGGCGCAGCATTAATACCATAAACTTTATAATAACTGGTTAGATGTTCGCCGGCTGCTGTGTTACAGCTCAATGTCATACTGCTAACGGCTATTATAAACAACCATATAATTTTAAAATGTTTCATAATTAGCATAAAATCCAGTCAATTATAATGGCGATCATCAAAACAACTATAATTGTAGCGATTTGTATTCCAGCGTCAGTCGCAAAGTAAGCATTCATTTTTTTCATGTTCATTAATCCTATTAAATAATTTTAATTGTCTCTCATAAAGTGGTGAAGTTATTGATTCATATTTTTTCTTTTCCTTTTTTATCATATCTGACAGGCATGCTATTTCTTCTGTAATCGCATCAATATTCATATTTTCCCCGTTGATTGTAAATAAACCATAATTTCATACGTAGACCAATATAGTCCCAGTATGATTGCAGCTACAAACGCAGCGTCCCACATTCGTTTAAACATTTTTATTCTCCTTTCTAAACTCTTTAATTTTATAAATCCAGCCGTCAATATCTTTTTTAAACTGGCGGCTTTGTATTTCCTCTACACAACTAAAATTGTATTTTATGCTATGTGTCCGAATTGCAGTTAAATAACAACCTATTGAAAACGCTAATAAATGTGTTATAACAACTCTAGCCGTATATTTAAAAATGCGTTTCATTGTTTTGCTTCTTTAGCTCTTCAATATCAGCATCATGCAGCTTCATAACTTCAATCGCGCTCTTTAGAATATCAGCATTGTTGTTTATAATCTCTGATTGCTCATTCGTAATTTTAGCGTTGCCGGAAACAACGCTTGCCGTTTCATCGTGCGCTTTGATCAGCAGAGCGGTTACAGATTCCAACGTGTCAATCCTTGCTTCCAGCTCTTTTGTGTTGGTTGTTGCACAACCTGATAGCACTAACAGTGCCAATATCAATATTTTGTTCATTATTTTAATTCCTCAATCGGGTAATAGGTAATGTGCCCTATCATATCCAGTTGAAACAATGCTACAAGTAGCAGAAAAAAAGCGGATATGATAAAAGCGGTTTTTTTAATCATGCTATGCTCAAATACATAACTGCGCTTATTACTGCCATTACAGCGCAGGTGAAGAGCGTTACAATTGTGTACATTACTATGTACATTGCTTTGCTTTCCATTTTATCTCCTATCAAATAGATGTTTAACAAATAATGGTATCATCCACGGCTTTATTAGCCCAGCACGATACATATTGAACCATAACCCGAGTTTCCAAATTATGCCCTTAAAAGTTTCCACAGCTCACTTACTCCAATTGCAATGAGTACGATTAGCACTCCAAGCATTGCTATTGTGCGGTTTAATATACGTTCTATCATAACTGTTGATATTCGCTAGTCAGTTGATCGCCGGGGTGCAGCGGGCCAGCGCCATTAGCGGCAACTAAAATACCAAAACCGACAATTACTAAAACTGCCCATATACGCAAAACTATAAAAACGTCTTTCATCTCTTTCTCCAGTTGGTTTAAATTTCAGTTTAATTATTAACTAATTCTATCGATCTGTCAAGTGTTTTCGTAAAATTCAATAACTTTTTTTCTATCCTCAACATCCTCCAGCATTCTCCAGGATATAACCTCATGGTCAACTCCAAGATTATGCAGTGTGGCCTCAAACACAGCGTCATGGATGCTGTACAATCCATCTGCACCAATGCCCCTAGCGTTGGTATCAGTTTTATCTAAAATACTGTCCAGTGCGTCTGTGATCGATATTTTTTGCATACATGGTGCACTCCAAAGGTTGATTGGTGGAAGCGAAAGATCAGGCCAGTTTATCATTTCTGATATTTTTACCATTGCTTTATCATGTCTAACATTCAAAAGATCGGTTATCTCTTTTAGAGACATTGTTTGTGCTTTTGTATTTAAACTTAATTCATTCGTTTTCATATTCGATGCCAACTATATTTACATACTGACCGTTATTTTTTGTTACAATTTTTACAGGTTTTTTAAAAAACTGAGGGTATGTGTTTAACAGCTTTGCCACATTTTCACTACTCCTGCCAGCCTTGCCAAGCCTATAAAAATCCGCCTTATCAATCATCATATCCAATAATGCTCTTTCGCCATGCTCTTTTACAAAACCGCTTCCATTTAACCTGAGTTGATCTTTAAAAACAAACTCTAAGCCAAGCCCAAAAAACCGCTCAACAGCGTATTCGTAATCTCTGCGCTGAACCAGCGAATAGACTACATTGTCAACATCATGTTCTGTTTTTTTATTTTCCTCTTTTTCACGCAAAATATCAGCCTGTGTGCGCATTGTGTAATGGCCATCCTCACTAACAACAAATTTAGCATCACATTGTTTGCAATATGCAGCCGATAAAATATTAGAGTGGCCACATTCAAAACACGTTTTTTTTAGCGATTCCTGCGTCTCAAGCTTGTTTTTAGGGATTTTTATATCATCAATCCCGCCTAACCGCGCTATGTTTGAACCATAATCCCACACCATTCCTATCATGTCGCCATACGGCCGGATCAACCGCCCTAACATTTGAATCAATAGGCCTGGTGATGTAGTAGCACGCATTAACACAATTGATTGCAGGTGGGGCATGTTAAAACCTGTTGTCAATAACCCTACATTAACCAGATAGCGGCTTCCCTCGCCGTTTTTAAACCATTCAATATTGGTTTTGCGCTCATGAACCGATGATTTGCTAGATACGAGACGCATAGTCTCATGGTCGCCCCAACACTCCAGAACGTGATGTGCATTGTTTATATTTGATACAAATATCAATGCCGTTTTGATGTTATTTTGCGTAAAACCTGTACGCATATCCTCAACAGCCGCACGACAGATTTTGTCAAATTTAACGCCAACATCGTTTTGGTTAAACTCCATTCCCGACATTTTAACCCCGGTGAGGTCAATACTAACATCATGGGTATTTGCTATCTCAATCCTTGCCAGGTAATTTTCCTCAATCAACCTTGGTATCCCGGGATACACCCCGGTGTCATAACAGATTGAGGTAAACAAGGCTTTCCCGTACCTGTCATCCTGTGTTAACAGCCCCTGCCCCATCCGATACGGGGTGGCCGTCCAGCCACAGATTTTTAGATCAGGATTAATGGCCGTTAGGGATTTTATGATTTTTCGGTACTGCGAATTAGGATTGTTACCTACTAATCCAGCCTCATCAACTATCAGCATATCAAATTTACCGCAGACATTGCGTTTGCCGGCAAACGATTGATACATAGCTATGACAATCTGTTTGTGCAGCTGGACCTTACCCAGCTGATTACAAACAACTCCTACTCGATCCGGTTTTGATACAAAATTTACAAACTCATCATAATTTTGATTAACTAGTTCAAACGTTGGAACCAGGCACAAAATCCTCATACCCCTGATTAACCCCCACTGTGCCATTGCCGCGGCACACAGCGCCTTTCCTGTACCGGTAATCATACTGACACAGGGTATCTCCCCAGCCTCCCACGCTGATACTACAGAGCGGCACGCCTCTTTTTGGTAATATCTCAAAATCTTGGCAGTCATAAAGTATTAAACTCGTATATTTTTAATGCAGAACCATTACAAACCATTACAAATTTAAATAGATATAAGTTTGTGGCCTCCGTTTTCATCATCGGCTATTTTTACACCGGGAACAAAGCTTAAGGCCTCAGCAATTGCGTAACTTCCGTCATAGTTTTTCTGTTGCGTCGTCACCTGTACCAGGCATCCTCCAGGAACCTGCATTGCTTTAGAGCTTTTCATCCATCCTTCATTATGACTTGAGGCCTTGCAAAGCAGGGTAAACATATCTCCATTTCCAATAACTTTAATATCAGGAACGTTGAGTCTTGCGCCTGACATGTCTGAATTGTGTAAAGTTTTTTCATTCATTGTATTTATCTCAAGTGTTACCGTAATTAGGCATGTTATTTATTTAATGCTCTCCTTTCTAACCAGGCTTAACCCGGGTAGCGCATCATCCGACACTACCGTAATCGAATCGACAAGCCGTCCGCTGTCTGATTTTATCTGTTTTATAAAAAACTCAGCCACCTTAGCAGTGTTTATTTTTTTAGATTCTGGCATAACCGTTACAAACTCACCCGGTATTTTGTCAATATCGAACGAATCAGTTACAACAACTGCACCAGGGGACACATATTTTTTAAAATCGTGGTAATCTGTATTAAATGATTTAACATTAAATTTATTGCAAATTCTAACCATTACCTGATTTAAACGAGAATCAACTGTTTCATATTTTTTAACACGTTTTTGAGCTGTTTTTTTTAGTTCGTCCAGCCGGCTTACTTCATCATCAGCGTATTGCAGGTCATACCTGTTTTGCAATAAAATACTTGACAGATATTTTAGCGTGTCAATGGCCTTGCCTTTTACTTTTTCCAGTTCGCCTAAAAAAAGAGCGACTTCTTCAGCATCTACATCTTCATCAAGGTAATACAGCATATCTAATATGCTCTCCTGTTGTTTTTCAAGCTCATATATTTTTGTCATTTTGTTCTCCAATAAAAACGGCATCCCTGCCGATTAAATAAAATTGTTTAAAAGGGGATGGAGTCAAAATCATCTACGTCAACCGGCGTTTTTTGGGTAGCCGCTTTATCCGCGTCTTTATGCTCTTTTGATGGGGACTCAATCGCTGTTACCCAGTTACCTGTGCGTAATCCGAGTTCCCACACTCCGAATGTAGCAACAGCCTCAACACCATTTAATGATCTGGCTAATACGGCGTCATTGTTAACTATATTTTTTCCAGCGTTACGTGTTTTAGCCAATAACCCGGTTCCGAGTGCGTCATAGGTCATCAATTTTTTCTCAGCGTTTTTAGCAGTTGCTTCTTTTTCGGCAAAAACTTTGAGGTTGTCTTTTACGATAAAGCCGTAATACGGCCCGAGTTCTACCACAGACAAAATCACATTAACTGATTCTGGCACTACAGTTTCAACCCCGGTATCCCTATCTGTAAATGTTTTTTCGTCCACCCATGCTGCCTCTAAAACATTACATAACAATTTTGTATCGGCCGGTATCAATGGCTGTGGAGCATTGGTTTTAAATGATGTTGTTACCTCAACATTGGTTCCTGTTTTGGTGCTATAGAATTCTCTCATTTGTATAATTCCTCAAAAAATTTAATTAGTGTTTGATTGTTTCGTTTTGCGTATAAATCGTCTAATTCCTCTGTGTTTTCTATTTCATATTCATCCTCTAATCTGTTGTAACTACCTGCAAAAAAAGATGATTTTGAGCGGGTATAGATTACTCTTTTGCTATCAATTTCTTTTGCCATTTTCTTTTTAGCTCCCATGGGCGTGGTAACTTCTTTAACTTCAGCCACTTCTTTCATATACAGCACGTTGTGAGCTGTTGATTCCAATAGGGCCCTTACGTTTGTGTTTTCTCCCGCAGGCGCTAATATGCCGGTTTTTGAATAATACGTTCCATCCTTTAGCTGCACGTTATAACTAACATCATGTGCTATTAAAACAACATTCATTTGTTTTTTGGCCATTAACAACTTGATACCGGCCACCAGGCGTTTGTAGTATGGAAACGCCAGTGCTTGCGCTTTGCCATAAGCTGTCAGGTCTTCGCCTTTGTGATCGATTAAAATATCATCATCCACCAGTTCCCTAAAACGTGATAGATTGTCGATAATCAGGGTTTTACGTGTATGATCGGTGCGTAACAGTTTTGCTATGCCGCCAAACACCATTTTTAGACCGTTGATAGAATCTGTGCCCTCAAAGCATGGAACACCGTATTTTATCATAATTTCCTGTCCTGATTCATTGCCGACAGGTAAAATAACAGGCTCTTCAGAGTATATGGCAGCCGATGTCTTTCCAGTCTTGCCACTGCCGTAAAGCACGGTAAATTGTGGGCGTGGCTTAGGTTTTGCTATAGAAATATCTTTAAAATCTATTTTATCTAATTCTGGTAATGACATTTTGTAACTCCGGTTAATTATTAATCCATATTAAATTATTTTTAATCACTTGTCAAATTAATTTTTAAACAATATAATGCAATTTTATAACCAACTAAAGAGTAAAAATTATGGATACAAAACGCAGTACAGCAAAAAGAGAAACAAAAACATTTATACGGTCGTTTGCAATGCGGCCTTCTGTAAAAATAATGCTGGATAAAATCGCTGTAAAATATGATAGGACAATAGCCGGCACGGTTGAACAGTTGATTATTGAGGAATATAGACGTATGAGGGGTGACCAATGATAGAGCCGCATACCCTGCAATTGATGCTTACAACGTATTTTATATTTATGCTGGGCATTACATCAGATTCCAAAACAACAGCCAGTATGCGTAGATTTATACGCTATTTTAACGTGTTTTTAGTGCTTTTTGTGGCAGTTAATATCATAAAGAAGTAACAGTAAAAGCCGGTTAATATACCGGCTTTATTTTTGTTGTAAATTACAATATTAATGATATAATGTAGCTTCTGTCAATAAACTGGAGTAAAGAAATGAATGAATTAGTAAAAGTAATCAATAAAGAACCAAGTGTTAGCACCTTTAATATTTGGGAAGGATTAGGCTATTCCGAACATAGACAACTAAGAAAACTTGTTAATGCGAATAAAGTATCATTTTTAGAGCTTGGAATAATAACCGACTTTGAAAGTGCAGAAATAGGCGTAGCGCGGCCCGCAGGACGTCCAGAGAAAGGTTTGTTATTAAATTATGATCAAGTAATGTTGTTAATTACAATGGTTAGGCCTTCTGAAATAACAAATAAATTTAAAGTTATGCTAATAAAAGAATTTAAAAGACTTAGAGAAGAGATTGCAAAGCAACACAAGCCAGACGTAACTATCTCAAGCGCACACATCGAAGAAATAAGAAAGATTTTATTACTGTATTACTGGATGCGCCATTGAATCAAATAAACCAGCGTGCTTTTATAAAATAATAAACATTCGCCGGTATGGGTAGCTCCCAATACTGTAATTACCGCACAGCAGCCGGCGTTGTTTTTTAGCTTACAAATAACAAAAACCATGATATAGTAACAAAGCTTTTGATGTACCGAGTGCGAAACGTTAAATCAAAAGCATAATTTATAAGCCGGTTTCTCTTGCTGTTCGCACCAGCAGGGGTTACTGGCTTTTTTTTTACTTTAAAATTTAGTAGGTGATTAGATGTTTAATTCAAAGGTTAATTTAGATGATGAAGGATGGATGATGTGTCCACATTGTGATAGTAATGATGGGTACATGCACCATGGAGCTCTTAAAAATATAGATTATA